CATGCGATGATCTCTTGCAGGGTCTTGTTTCTCTCGGTTACGTTCGTGGCCATGGCTAGTGTTCTTCCTCTTCGATTCGGATGGTGATTCGGTACCAGCCTTTTCGGATGCTTGGTTCTCCACCTCGGTAGTCGGGGCCGATGATGTGTTTTGAGTCATCGTCGGGCCAGAAGCCGGTATCGGTGAGCGCGTCAAGGATGGCTTTGACCATGGGCGCCGCGTTCTCAGGATCGAAGCGCCCGTGAGTCAATGGGTGGATGATCGCGGTGACGTGCACTGGGAAGTGTTGTGGCCTGTGGTGGCCGTTTTGGAGCCAGAATCTGGCGAATGCCATGGCACGCTGTTTGACTGCGCTTGTGTGCGCGAATTTCACTCGCCAGTGGCCGCGACGGTTTTGCGTCCACCATTCGTCCCGCGGAATGTCCACGACGAATTCCTGCATCATTCCTCCTCTTCCTCGGCTTCTTCTTCGCATAGTGGGCATGGGATGGGGCGCGCCGGATACAACGCGCACCCATGCTTCGGACATACCGGTTCCACATCCGGCGGCTCTATCCATTCGCGCATCATCAGAAGTCAGGTTCCGCTGCTGTGTCGCCGAAGCTGCCGAAGTGGGAGCCGTCCGCATTGCCGGTGCCCCACGGACCATCGGCCGGAGCCCACGACTGCTGCCGTGCCTGCTGCGGCTGCTGATAGCCACCACCGTTGGCGTTGCCGCCCTGGTATCCGCCTGACTGCATCTTCTGCACCTGAGCCGTCGCATAACGCAGGCTTGGGCCGATTTCATCCACCTGCAACTCGATGACCGTGCGGTTGGAGCCGTCCTGCGCCTGATAGGAACGCTGCTGCAAACGACCCTGCGCGATCACACGCATGCCCTTGCCCAGGCTCTGCGCGCAATGTTCGGCCATGTCGCGCCATGCGCTGCAGCGCATGAACAAAGCCTGACCATCTTCAAACTGGCCCGTATTACGGTTCCAGGAACGCGGCGTGCTGGCGATCGTGAACGACGCGACCTGCGCGTCAGCGGACGTCGTGCGCAATTCCGGATCGGCGGTCAGATTGCCGACAATCGTGATAACGGTCTCCCCTGCCATCACTCGGCCTCCTTCACGTCGGCTTCGGTATCCTCCGGCGTATCCGCTTCCATGACTTCGGCGGTCACGTCATCGGCTTCATCGGCGCTATCGTCATCGAGCACCGGCTGGAACACGTCGCCGTAGTCAGGCGTGATGTCATCTGCGGCGACGGCAGTCTGCGCCTGCACGGTCAAAGGCAGATACGGGGCGGCACGACGGATGGCGGTCTTCTTCGCCATGGCCTCGTAATCGGTCTTCCATGGGCCGAAATTGCCGCTCTTGCTGCGCGCCCTCGCCTGCTCGATCTCCTGACGGTTAAGGACAAGGAAGTAGTGGCCACCGTCCTTGAAATGCGCGACCATGTACACGTGGGTCAGTTCGCCGGGGTTGGCGCATGGCACGTGGTGCAGCTCCTCGTCCAGACCATACGAATATGAGAATTCGTCTCCCTGGTGCACGGCTCGGGCGCTGATGTCCACGAGCTGTCCGCTACGTCGCGCCAAGTCGATCATGCCGCGATAGCCCATGATGAAGGTGGCCTCCATGCCTCCGGTCTTCTTGTTGCGGAAGGGCAGCACGTAGGCGCGTCCCAATCCATCCACGTTGGACGGTTCAAGGCCGAGCGCTGAGCAGGTCATGAAGCAGGAGAGCACGCTCTGCGGCGAGCATTCAGCCAGTTTCGGCGTCTTGTTGATGGCGCTGACGCACATCTGGTAGAGGCGGTCGGGGCTGATGTTGTTGCCGACCACGCTGGCGATGCGCGGCCAGCTCTTCTTCATCAGCATCTGGAGGTTCTTCTTCGGCGTCATCTCGACCATCTGTCGGCCCTGTGCCTGCTGTGCGATCTGTCCCATGATTATTGCTCCTTTTCTTCGGTGGCTTTGAATGCGAATTTGCGGTATGTGGTGGCTTTGACGACGTATTCCTTGCGGGTCGTCGGCTTGTAGGTGGCTTGGAGGTTGCCGCAGCGCACGCCCATATGCGAGCCGATGCGCAGGATGATCCGCTCCTGCAATTCCTTCTGCTCGTTTTTCAGGTCCTTCGCGCGGTTGGACGTGCTCTCGTATCTTGCGAGCAGGTCGTAGAGGTCATCGTCGGCGCTTTCGTCCACGATGTCCGGCGTGGGTTCCGGGAAAGCCTTCTGCACGTCGCCGCCGGTCAATTGCGGTGGTGTGCCGGTGGTGACGAAATGCCAGAAGTTGGCTGCGGCCTTGTCGATCGCGGCCATATCCTCCACGTCGGCCTTGAACGGGATCTCTACCGGCTC